CATCCAGGACGAATAGACCCCAGGGGTGTAGTCGTGGACGTGGCCTTCAACGCGAAAGGGCTGGGCATCACCCGGGAGGGCTACAGTCGTGAACGTGCCCGTCGCGCCCTCGCGAATATCGAAGGATTCGGCAGCGAAGGCGGAGAGACATAGCAAGATAGAGAGCAAAATGCGCATAAGGCTCCTAATTAATCACCATAATTCGCCGTGTTGAACTAGCAACGTATTCAAATGACGCCACAATCAGCGCCGCCGTTGTCCCGGAACTGAGGGTTGCCGTAACGCTCAGCGGCGTTTGCGCCGTCGCAAACTCGTCCGATGCTGCAGAATAGTTAAACGATGTCCCAGGCGCGGCGTCGGCGTCCTCAGTAACCCCGGACCATGTTACGGTCCCCCCACCCGTCTCTGAGCAGATCGCCGCGACCACAGCGCCCCCAGCCTCGACGTTGACATCCTGGGAGAATGTGCTGGTGATATCCGTCTGGCTGGCGGTTACGGTAATACTGTTGGCAACTAGTCGATATGCTGAATATGCAAGCCGGAAAGCGTTTCCGCCAGCGACGACGATGACAATATCCCCGGTTGTCCCGGTGGGAACGTGGGCGATATAAAGCGCCGTGTAATTGTTGGATGTGCCAACATCGGCAATCTCTGTTCCGCTCACACCATTGACGGTCACGGAAGTAACGCTGCCGCCGATTCGCCGCCCGTATACCGCGACGACAATGTATCTGTTAGAATCCGCTGTGCCAAGGTTCTGCGATGCGAATGTGTAAGTGGACAGGTCGGTTTCATCAAACCCCGATTGCAAATACGACAGAGCAATCTGCCCAAAGCACGGCAAGGCGAGGAATAGGGCAAGAATCAGTCTCAGCATGTTAATCCCTCGTGTATTTGATGGTGACGTTTAGGCTAGCCACAGTACCGGACTGTGCCGTAGTTTCCAGCCAGACCCAGGAGTCTGCCGGGATCGTGGCGTCGTTGAAGCTGGTTACCTCATCGCCCGTGGTTGTGCTGGTTGTGGTCGAGCCGCTTGTCACTACTTCGTTGCCCGTTGCACTGCGGTCAGAGCCGTGCCGGATGGTGTAAGTTACGGAGGGCGTGGAACCGACACAGACGGCGTTCAGTTGGACAACGGTGATCGCAACGTCGGTAAAAAAGAGGGTGATGTCTTCTGAAGAGGTTGGGCTTTCGATGGTGACCGCTTTGGTCAATGGCAGAACGTCAAGCACCTGCTTCAGCGTCGATTCTTTGAGCGCCCCGGATGCCGCCGAATCGCTGATCATCACGGAGTCCGCACCTACCGGCGCGGTCTTGTCGGTCTGGCCGGTGATGAGTTCACTCTTAACCTCGCTGGAACCGATGTTCGTGATGACGTTGCCCGTGGCGTCCGCGTCGATGGTCTTGTTTGTAAACGTGGTGGTCGAGGATGCGGTAACCGATCCCCCGCCCGCCTGACTTGGCGCAAGGCCAACCAGCCGCCATTCCGTGCCTGTAGACCGAATCCAACGCCCAGCGCCCGCGACAAGATCATCGGCGGACAGCGCCGTGCTGTCGCCTGTCTCAACGGCCATAGCCCCCGGCCCTGCATCCAATGTCACCGGCCCGGTGTTGTTGGCGAAGGGGACGAGGAAAAGCAACGTGTCCGCAGGCTGTGCGCTAAGCGCGGGAGATACCGTGCAGGCAAGCGTATTGGTGCCGCTGGACGGCTTGCAGTGAACGTCTGTTCCCGCCTGATTCTGCGCGCGGGTGAGCATCACGGCGGTATCCGCCGCAATGGTCACTTCCGCCTGCCCCGTGGGGTTTGTGCCGGCGATCGAGATGCCCGTGCCCGGCTGGAAGTCGATGGTGTCCTCCGTCGCTACCGCAGATCCGCCCACCTGGACGGAGACGGAGCCGCCGGAACCGCAAGCTTGCCAGGAAACCGTCGTCCCGTTGGTAGACAGGCACTTCCCGCTTTGCGAAGTCTGCGAAGGCACAAGCGCATCGATAGCGGCCTGCTGCGTGGTTTGGCCGGTGCCGCCGTTGCCGATTGGCAACGTGCCCGTCACATCCCGCGCGGCGTTGATCTTGGTTCGCTGGCCTGCCAATGGGAGAGCCAGCGCGAAAGCGAGCAAGAGTGGAATCAGTGAGCGCATGGCCCCTCCTATGTCCAATATTCGACGGACACCACGTCCGCGGCATCGGTTGTAAATGTGAGCGTGATGGTCGAGCCGGAAAGGCTCCAGTCGGTAGTAGGTCGCTGGCGAATGCCGTTGACGAAGACGGTAACATGACCGGCGTCGATGGGCGCCGCCGCCAGGGTGAACTCGTCGGTGGCCGAGCCGGTGAAGTCTTCCGCCGCGCGGCTGATCGATGCGCCGCCGCCCCCCACCGTCACCCAGGCCGTGCCGTTGTGGTACTTCAGGGCGTTGCTGGCGCCGGAGTCGATGGCGACTTCGCCCGCGGCCGGGGAGTCAGGCAGGGCTCCCGGCGCGATCTGCACGGACGATACGTTCGAGAGCCGATAGCCGCCACCGTTGACGGCTTCGACCCATACCTTAATCGCGTTCTTGACGGCGTTGAACGTCGTCGATGGGAGCTTGACGCCAAAGCCGAGGTCTGCTGGAAGTGGCACGCCCTCTACGTGGCGGGCTTGGCGGGCTGTGTGACTTCGACGAAAGCCCGATCGGCTTCGCTGTAGTTCGCCGAATCGGGAATGCCCTGCTGGCCACGGATCAGCGCCAGGAGTTCCAGCACTTCGCGCTCGGCATCCTTGGCGGCCGCCGCTGCCTGTCGCCACTTGTCGATACGGGCCTGCACGAAGCGCCCCTCAACGTCGGAAACGGTGTAGAGCACGCGAGGCTTGCCGGGCTCCGGCTTGGCCGCCTTCGCCGCCCGCTGCATGGTTCGAATCTTGCTCAAAACGTCACCCCTACGGAAGTATAGACTTGGTTGGTGTCATGGTCGCCGCGCACAAATAGACGGCGGTAGCCGACACGGACGAACACCCGCCCGGGCGTCTGGTAGTAGGCGCCGGCGGAACAGAAAGCGCGCTGTCGCACATCGGTCCATGTGTGTGTGACGATCTCATCCATAATTCCGAGCGGTGGGCATTTGTGCGGACACCAGGGATTCACAAACGGCACGCCTACCAATTCTTGCCATTCGCCGGCTGCTTTTGTCCGCAACGCGCCAGCGCCGCCCTCAAAATGCAAACCGCGCCACCCGCGAGCGCCAGCGAATCCCGCCCGCCATACTGGCTGCGAGCCTTGGATGGCCTCAGCGCCCAGGTAAAGTCGGCCAGATGTCCAGCCAGCGCCCGCAATCCCGGATGCCTCCGAGCCCCGGCTTGCGCCGCCGTAGACGATAACTTGACCAGACGCCAAGAGCGCAGCCATCGCAAACAGAACCAAGAGCCTCATGCGTCCAAATTGCCAGCGACTGCAGAATGTTCGATGGTTCAACTCTGTAACCTATTGATTACGTTGCTATAAGTCCATGCCCGCGCAACCGCGACAGCAGAGTGTTGAATTGGGCCACGATGTCGCCAGCCCCGGTTGCGTTCGCGACGGCCGCCGCTTGCACTGTCAGCACCTGCGTTCCGTTGATATCGATCCGGCCGCTTGCGGAGTTCACGTGGATGCTACTGGCCGTGGTGGTGATTACACCGGTGGAATTCACCGTGCCGCAACTGAGGATGCCGGTAACTGATGTGGTGGCAGACCCGAGGGCGGTCTGGCCAGACGACACGAGCACGCCGCTTCCGCCAAAGAACATGCGAACGTATGTCGAGTTCACGTCGAAGGTGCTGGAGCCCTGCACCATGGCGATCGCTGACGCCGTGATCTGCAGCGGGCTACTGGCAAACGAACTCGCGCCGATGCCGATGCCCGTTGTCCCGCCCCAGATCTGCACGCCCCCGGCTGAAACTTCCGTGTTGGCCGTGCCCTGCGTGAACTTCAGCGACGACGCCGTGAACGTGGCCACGCTGGAGCTATTCGTCAACACGATGCCTGCCGACGAAATCACGATGGTCCGACCGCCTTGCTCCATCCGGACTTGACCGCCGTCCGCCTGCAGGTAGTTCCCGGAGCCGCCCTCGATCTTGATGGCCAGGGAGCTAATCGTGAGCCGGTTAGTAGATCCCGTCGAGTAGCCGAAGGACGCGGTACCGGTGAAGTTCGCGTCCCCGGCGGTGAGCTTCGAAACCGCCAGGCCGATGATCGCGGAGCCGGGCAGCGAGTTCAGAACCACCGTTCCGCCGTTGATCGTCACATCGCCGGACGTGTTGATCTCCCCGTACAGCTTGCCAACGTCCAGGTCCTCAATCTGCGAGGACTGGATGAGCCCGTTCAGTTGGTCCACGTTCAATGTGTCGATCTGCGAGGCCAGAATCAGGCCGTTCAACTGCGACACGTTCAGCGTGCCAACGTTGACGAACTCCGTCTTGCCCGCCAGCGCTTCGGATTCGTTCGCATCCGCCCAGGCGCCCGACACTACTTTCCGGTACTGCGAATCGCTCGACCGCAAATAGACCGCGCCCTCCGGGTAGGCATCATCGGGCAGTGTGGGGTCGCTCGCGAGAATCGGAATCGGCCGCAACGCCAGCGAGAACTTCTCCAGCGCGTCAATCACCCCGTCCGCCACTTCGTCGGCCAGGATCACGCCGAACAGCGCGTTCGTATTGACGGTGACGTTGCCGCCCGCCTCAATCACGCCGTTGAGTTGCGCGGTGCTAATGATGTCCACGCGCCCGGTGGGACTGGTGACGCGGCGAAGCACCCGCTGCTGGTCGTAGTAGCTGGCGACGAACAGGCCGAAGTCCACCTTGTAGGTGAGCCGCTGCATGGCGTAGCTCTCGCGAATCTCCACGCGCCGAATCTGGTAATCTGCATCGATGGCCCGCGCCGCAACGGTGACGTGGATTACCTGCCCGGGAAGCAAGCCATCGCGTTCGATCTCAAACGTACCCTGTTGCGCCAGCGTCGAGCGAACGGCCAGCTCGTAATCCGCCCGCGCATCCACCAGGGCCTGACTTGTCAGCGAATCGTCTACCGTGCTCCACGGGTAGGCGTCTTCGTCGTCTAGGTCCGCAACCTCCACGGTCTTCGTGTAGCGCGTGCCGTCCGCTTTGACCGCGCCCTTCACGGTGACGCGGTTTGCAAAATTGAACCAGTCTTCGGCGGCCGGCCGCAGTTCCCGGGCCGCAAAGGTCGTCAGGTTGTCCGGGTCGTCACTGATATCGAACGGGGCCGCCGGCAGAGCCGAAGTGTTCGGGATGTACCAATGCAGCGCCAGCGTTTCGTGATCGATGTACCAGTCGCACCCGGTCAGATTCACCAGTTCATCGAGCAGCCGCCGGGCCGTCATCCCGCGGGCATCGAAGTCCACCGCCGCGAGCGTGCTCTCCACCGTCGCGTTGTCGGTGGTGATGCCGAGCACATTGCCCGCGAAGGCCGCCTGGATCATCTCGCGGTCGGTCAGCTCGGAGAATTCGGTGTCCACCTCGATGCGATCCAGATCGGCTTCGATACCTTGGCAGTCGATCCGATATTCCCAGTACGAAGTGCTGTGCGGGATGCGGTCGAGCGTCTTGATTCGGCCCCGGAACAACACGTTTTCGTCGCCGTCTTCGATCACCACCAGGGAGTTGCCGGACGGATCAGGCCGGGACAGGTCGAGCGGAACGATGTCCAACTCGGAATAGTCCAGCCGAAAACCGTCGTCGCGATCCTCCGCGCGGAACACCATGGAGGCGGTCGAGATCGCGCCCGCAATCTCCCGCGTCACCTGCAGATGCGGCCGGACCAGGTATTCGGTGACGTCCACCCCGCCGATGCTCACCACGAAGTAGCTCATGCGAACACCGCCCCGCCCCGAAGCCGGGCTTGCCGGTTCAGCGCCTCAGCGACCGCGTTCGCCGTCGCCGCCGGGTCCTGTGCGCCGTTGACCACAACCGTTGCCGTCATGCTGATATTGCCCACCTTGGCGCTGATGTCTTCGAGCTTCTTCAGCCCCCAGAACGTGTTGTCCTGGATCTTCTGGAGCCAGTCGAGCACGCCGCCGCCGGACTCGATTTTCTTGAGCATCCAGCCCATCGTTCCGTCGATGTTGGACAGCCGCGCCTTCACCGAATCCGCGCCCGTGCGGGAGTCTTCCACCAGGTAAAACAGGTATTCCCGAGCAAGGCCGGTGTTCCGGAGGACGCTGTATTCGCCGTCAACAGTGGCAATCTTCGTGTACCGCACTTCGTGCTCAATTAGGTCGAGAGTCTTGTTCATTCCGGCCATCTGGAAATTGCCGATGATGCCGGAAACCATCGCGCCGATCGATCCCACCGCGCCAATCACGCCCATGACACCAGAGGCCGCCGCGCCAGCAGCAGAGCCCGCCGTGGAGCCAGCAGAGCCCGCCGCGCCTGCTACGCTCCCGGCTGCACCCGCCGCCCCGCTGGCAACGCCACCGGCCACGCTGGAGCCAGCAGAGCCCAGAAGGGAGCCGGTCAGGCCGGTGACTTCGAGCATCTTGTTGATGAGCGGGGTAAGAGCCTTCGCGATCACACCATCGGGGCCGGTGACAGCCGCGATGAACGGTTCGGCGAACGTGTGCACGATATCGAGCCCGGCTTGCTTGGCCGCGTTGGTGAGCGCCGAAAACGAAAAGTCCCCGTGCAGCAGATCATCAATGCCGGAGTGCATCATGTCGTAGGCGCCGCCCAGGAACGAATCCCGCAGTTTCGTGAACTCCGCGCTGAGGGCGATGGCGGCTGGTTGGACTTCGGTCGAAAGCCGCATCGATTCGTCAATGAAGTCCGGAACCTTGATATCCGTCAGGTCCTGGATATCCAGGCCCATATCGATGAACTCTTGTGCTTGGTCGCCCAGATCCTTGGTGAGCTTCTTCGTTTCCTCCTGCGCCGCCTTCGCCTTCACCTTGGCATAGTCATCGAGAACGTTGTTCAGCGCCTTCTGGTCGCCTTCGAGGCGCCGGAGCATCGCAGACCAGGCCGCCTCCTCCGTCTTGTTCTCCAGGTACCGTTTGTACCGCTCTTCGAGCTTCTCGTTCAGGGACTGGCTTTCCTTCACCAGTTCCTTCTTCGGCGTCAGCAGGTTCTTGATCTGCGCTTCGAGCTTGCGCTTCTCTTCGGTCAGCTTCCGCTCCGCGTCGGTCTGCGTGGTGGCGGCAGCAGCCGCGGCGTTTGTTTCCGCCGTCATCTTCTGCGTGCTGGGGATCTTTTCGTTGTCGGCCTTGGTCTGTGCTTCCTGCTTTTCCTTCAGGTCCGCGTATCCAGCCGTGAGCCGGTCAATCGCTTGTACCGCCAGAAGCCCGGGGTTAAGGAGGGCGTTCAACTGCGCGCCAAACTTCCAAGTCTGGGAGATCACGCCTTCGCCGGAACCGATGCCGAACTCTTTGTGCAGACCAATCAAGCCCGCCGATAGATCATTCACAACGGTGAGGACGTTGTTTAGGCTTATGACCAGGCTTCCACCCAGGGGCTCGGCCGCTAGGAACGCCTTGTTCTTCAGCTCGTCCAGGCGTTCGTTGAAGGTTTTGGTCTGATTCGCGGCTTCCGAAACGCCCTCTTTCGACTTCCGTAGAGCCGCGACCAGCTCATCTATCTCGAAGCGCCCTTCACGGATGGCCGCCGCCATGTCCGCGCCAGCCCGGGCCCCGAACACTTCGAGCGCGATCGCGTTCGCTTCGCCCGCGGTGCCCGCCTCCTTGATCTTCTGGGTAACCAGTTCCAGGCCGCCGCGAACGTCTTCGATTCCTTCCCGCGCGAACTTGCCCAGGGCGATCCGAAGCGAGCCCATCACCAGCTCGGAGTTCACGCCCTCTTTTTCGAACTTGCCCAGCAGCGCCGCCGCTTCGTCGAAGTCAAAGCCGAGCTGCCGGAGCGGGGCGCCGAACTGCACCAGTTGCGCGGAGAGCGAGCCAAACGAAATCCCCGTGGACTGGGACACCTTGAACAGATAATCCAGCTTGCCGCTGGCGTCTTCCGTCGCGATACCCCAATCGCCGAATACCCGGGTGCCCGATGCGATGGCCTGCTGGAGATCCGTGCCGGTGATGTCCGCCAGGTCAAGAAATTGCGCGGAGAGCGATTCCAATTCAGGGCCCGTGATGCCCATGCGGGTGTTGAGATCCGCAATTGCCGTCGCCACATCGGCCAAGCTATCGTCCGCGTTCCCGGCGACATTCCGGAAGTTCTCAGCCAGACCCTCCAGCAGTGGGCCGGTCGCACCCGTCCCGACGCGGATGGTCCGCATCGAGTCCTCGAACGTCGTTCCAATGGCCGCGATCCCGCCCAGGATGGCCGGGCCGGAGAGCGCCAGGCCAAGCTGGCCAGCGATGGCTCCCACCGGTCCCAGGATGTTCTGGAGGCTCTGCGGGATGCCCGCGATTCCGGACTTCAGCGCCGAATCGTCGAAGCCGATGACTGCTTTAAGACCGCGATTTTCCGCCATTCACACTCTCCGCGTAACGCCACAGCGCATCAAAGCGCAGCTCGTTCGCCCGAAACAGTGCTTCCGGGTCGGCCTCTTGTGACGCGGGCGGGGCCTCAGCATCGAGGAACGGCGGGCAGTAATCGTCGAGGGTGAGCGGGTTGTCGCCGGAATAGGGTGCCGCGAAGATCAGCGCAGCGCGGCCGATGAGTACGCGCAACAGTTCCGCATCGGCGTGTTGGCGCCGCTCGTATTCGGTCTGATAGGAGGCAAACTGGCGCGGGGAGAGCGCCCAGAATTCAGCCGGCCGAAGCCCCAACCGCAGGACGGCGTAAGCGCACCAGTCCTCTACTGTGCGGGCGGGGCCTGTGGAGGGTCTGCAGGCTTCTCCGATGCGGGCGGGTTGTAGATCGCAGCCAGGCCCTTAGCGAGCGCGTCCGCCTGCTGGAATGTGATGCTCCACCAGTTTTCCATCCAGGCGTCGAAGTCGAGCACCATACCCGCTTCGATGGCAGCCTCGTAGAGCCGCACGCCGTCGCGTTCGTGGCCGGTCACGTCCTTGCGATCCTTGAGCCGCTCTTCGGCGCGCCGGATCGCGTTCATGTTGAGCTTGATGGTGATGGGTTGGCCGTTCAGTTCGAACTCGGCCACCGGGCAGGTGTCGTAAGGGAGAGTGATTCGTTGCTTCATGGTGCCTCAAGTGGCGACAGAACAAAGCGGGAGGCGGGGCCACGGGTCGCCAGGTCGTGGCCCCTCCGCTGCGAGGCAACAGCGGATCTTAGGTTTCGACTTCAGGCGTACCGAAAGTGCCCTTCGGCGTGAGGGTAATCGTCGCCATTTGGTGCGTCGTCTTGCCCGGCTTCGGCTGAATCGAGCGGACAGTCACCGTCAGCGGCAGCTTCACGTACTTTTCCGCGCCGGTGACGCTCTTGTACTTCACCAGCTTGATGTTCAGATCCGCGCGGGAGCCGTGCACCGTGGCGATGCGGCCGTGAGTCGTCAGGCCCTCATCCCACGCCACATCGGCGGTGAATTCGGGAATCCGCACAGAGCCGGTGGGGACGGAGTAGTGGACGTTCTGCCCGTAGGGGCTCGAATCCGCCATGAGGTTTTCGACGTACGGGAAGTTAAACGTCCCGGTCAGTTGCTCCAGCTCGGTGAAGGCTTCCGTGGGGGTCGCGCCGTCGCCAATTTCGATGGTGAGTTTTTGCCCGTTGAGAAACATGGTCCCGCCTTAGTCTGGGTAGTTCGCGAGGTGCCCCTCGACGCGAACGACACCGTGGGTTGTCCGGCCATCCGGATCGAGGAAATAGTTCACGGCGTCCAGGTTCACGCGGGTTACCCGCCATTCGCCCGTGGTAGTGATTGCCGCCAGCAGCGCCGTGACTACCGCCCCGCCGATCTCTTTTGCCTGCAGTTTCCCGGCGTAGCGGCTCCAGACGTGGACCGTTAGCGAGAAATCCCGCCCGCTGCCCTTGTAGACGTCCTCAGTCAGCACGTCTTCGCCGATGGAGACGTAGGGAAACTCGGTCGCGTCGGGCACCCAGTCACGCACCGGAACCGTGCCCGTGTGGCCGGTCGCTGTCATCGCCGCGGCGGTCAGGGTGTCGTATGCCCATTGCTGGAGAGCCACTTCAGGAGCCATTGTTCGCCTTCTCCAGAATCTTCATTGCCGCCTGCATGAACTTCGGCTGCTCGGAGGCGACGGCGGGCTGCAGGAACGGCCGCGCGGACATCGCGACGGTTCCGTACTCCAGCAGGTGCGCGTGTGGCGCTTTGAAGCGGACGCGGCCGTAGAATCCGCCGGCGGAAAACTCCATCTGGGCAGAAGCCCGCAGGCCACCATCCCTGACGGGAGCCCGCTCCAGAGCGTCATCATGCAGCCGCTTCGTCGAGGCCTTCACTTCGGTCTTAAACTCCGCCTTGATGTCCTCATGCGCCGCGTCAAGCTGCCGCCGAAGATCTTCCACACCATCGAGTTGAAACGTGAACGCCATCTATCGGGCCTCCGGAAACTGCTCACGGCACGCCAGCAGCAGCAGGAAGTTCTGCTCTTTGCTGTTGACGACGGATTCAATCTCGAAGCGCCGGGAGCCCCAAACGATGATTTGCTTTGGCAGCACCCCGGGGCGGAAGCGGATTTTCACAAGGTGCGTCGTTTCCGACTGCATCTGCATCCCGCCGAATCGTTCCCGGCCGCCGGTGGGCGTGATATCCGCGCGAACGGTGGCGAGCACGGTGTCCACCCGGAGGCCGCCGCCCATGCCATCGGGCGTGATGGTTTCGTTGACGATGCTCACCAGGTGCCGGAGCGCGCCCGCATTCATAGCCGGTGCCTCTTGTTCAAGTGGATGATCCGGTCGTACGCCTCGGGGGTCGTCTGCGGAACGGCGCCGGACGTGATGATGAGTTCGCGGTTCTCGTAGTAGTGGGCGACCAGGTACAGCATCGCCAGCTTGAGCATCTGTGGCACCGTGGGGGCGCCGGACGTGAAGCGCACCGTCACCGCGTAGTAATCCACCGATGCGTTGGTGATCTCGATTTCGGCTGGGTCTTTCTTGAGCCGCGCAGTGTACTCGACGACAGTATCCAGCGAGCCTTCCGCTTCCACCACCGTAGCCGCCTCATAGTCCACCACCACGGAAACGCCGGAGCCTTCTGCTAGGTCCGCCGCGAACGCCGCATCGAACGTGATCTGGTTGCCGCTGATGGTGTACTCTGCCGGGCTTGCGCGCCGGATGCCGCCCAGGAATACCCGTTCCGAATCGGCAATGGGAACCGCAGACAGGGTATAAACCAGCGTGCCGTCTGGCGTCAGGATGTCCGTCTTTGGCGCGCCGGTTGCTCCGGAGCCCACGGCCACCGTGTCGCCGCCATCGGAATGGACCGTCACGCCATGGACTGTGGCGATGTTCGCGTAGCCCAGTCGGATCACGGCATCGGTCGCGTTGATCGTGTAATCGTAGGTTGCCGCCGCCAGGAACATGCGGAGGGAGGCCTCTGCCTTCTCGCGGGCCGCCGTGATGAGCATTTCCAGGAGATCGTCATCAGCGGTGAACTCGGTCTCCTCGTCGCCACCCTGCCGGATGTACCGCTTCACTTCGGTGAGCGTCAGCGGCTCGGCGGCGACGGGCGTAACGATGGCAAGCATGGCTGGTTATCTCTTGATCGCTTTGCGGACGGTCTGACGCGGGGCTTCGGTCGTATCGGGCCGATCTTCGACGGGGACGGCGATTCCCGCTCGCAGGAACCGTGCGGCGTCACCGTTCGGGATATCGGCGGCTTCCGCGATTTCGCCGTAGCCGTAGTTCACGCCAGGCCCTGATACGCTCTGCAGGAACTTGATTTTCATTGCTTTACCGTAAAGGCCCGGCGAGCCGAAGCCCGCCGGGGTTAGGGTTATTGTTGATCCACCGGAGAGAGACTACACGCCGTCGTCCATCTGCAGGACTTTGACCGCTTCGGCCACCGTCAACGCCCCATCGGTGCGCTTATACATGCGGTAGCCCACCTGTCCGTTGCCCGCGTACAGCTCCCGGAGCGTCTGGGCAAAGATGCCCGGGCGATCCTGGATGCGGTAGTAGGACATATCGCCCCAGATGATCGTCTTGGCGTCGGCGGCCATGGTCGCGATGTTCGAGTTTGTGTAGACCGGCCGCCCCTCGATGGTGCCCGGGTTCGTTCCGAAGCCCTGCACCCAAATGTAGTGGCCGTCTACGGCGCTCTTCAGCTTGCGAATCGCCGCCAGGGTCGCATCGTTCATAAACATGACGGCGCGATCCCGGTATTGCGATTTCAGGCTGTAAAACAGGTCGAGGATTTCGTCGGCAGTGACCGCGCCCGTTGCAGCGGCAGTCTTGCCCACGCCCGCATCGAGCACAACACCCCGCGGCTGGTTGTCGCCGGAGCCAGTGCCCACGAGGAAGGCCTTCTCTTCCGCCTGCGCGAAAGCCACCTGCAGCGACATCATGACTTCATCTTCGAGATCGATGGCCGCATCCGCCAGCAATTCCTCGGGGATCTTCACGAGGCAGGTCAGCTTGCGCGCGGTGAGCGTCTTGTTCTCAAAGGTCGGGTCGGTGTCGGTGTAGGCTGCGGATTCCGCCTTCCATGCCGCCGTGGGTGGAATGATGATCGGAATATCCATGTTGGTGTCCGACGTCCGCACCGTGGCCAGTTGCCGCATCCGCACCGCCTGCTGCAGATACTTCACAACCTCGGTGTAGAGCCACTTCGGAACCAACGCGGAGCCCGCGCCTACGGAGCCGGTGCCCAGGGCGCGGAGTTCCGCGTCGGAGCCGGAGCGCAGCAGGGACGCGAACGCCTTGCGGTACTCCGGTTCGCCACGGTTGCCGCGGTGGAACTGGCTCCAATCGCTGTTTTCGGTGACACCATCCGCGCCGCGCGTGCCCTGCCCGGGCAACAGTCCGGCCGGAATCGGGTTCCGGACTTCCTGCATCCGCTGCTCGGCAACTTCGAGCGCGTTGAGACGTTCAATGGACTTGGTGATTTCGCCGAGCCGCTCGGTCATGCGGTCGTAAGACTGGCTTTCCTCGGCGTTGAGATCGCGGTTCTCGTTCGAAGCGTGGTCAAGCATCTTGCGCTGGTCTGCGCAAAGCTGCTGATACTCACGCATCAGCTTTTCTTTGTTCACGGGGTTCTCCCTGATTTGGAATCAGAGGAATCGCCCCACCCGCTCTGCCAGTTCCAGTTCCCGCCGCCTCAGCGCCTGCCTCGGCTGCGACTCCGCGCCGGGCGCCTGCCCACTCGCGGGGTTCTGGAGTCGCTGGAGTGCGCTCCTCACATCCGCGGAAGTGGCTGGGTAGGCCGGGTATGTGACTACCGACACATCGTCGATGCGAGCCTTGAGGACTTCGTGAATGAATCCCTCTTCGCGGGACTCCCGCCACAAATGGTCTTCCGGTTGGTCGATGTAGAAGGCAAACGAGCACTGGCTAATGTCGCCGCGCTCCATCGGGATAACAACCATGTCCCGCACGAGCTGAGAGTCCGACAGATCGCACTCGAAGCGGAGGCCGATGTCATCCTCGGCCAGCTTCAGCGTGCCCGCCGTGGTGCGGCCAAGAACGATGTTGGAATCGTGGTTCAGCAGCGCCCGCACGTCTTCCGTGAGAGTCCCCGCGAACGCGCCAGGGCGGATGATTTCGCGGAAGCCGCCCAGGTCGAGGCTCATCGAGTTGTAGACGGCGGCGTATCCGGTGATCTTTCGGGCCGCGCCTTCGCCCTCCATGCGGATCTGTTTGGAAATGCGCAGGTTACGGTTTTCGTTCTTTGGCATCGGTCGTTACCCTCCAGGTTCAATCCAGCAGAAACAGCCGCCATGCAGTGGAGGCGTCATCAGGTTGCCGCGAACAGTCAGCGGCGCGGTCTTCCCGTCGCCGGGGTCCACCTTATCATCGTGGGCCAGGAACGGGCTTTCAATCCCACAGGTCCGCCCGTCCATCGATTGGCAAAGCGGGCAGGCATTGGCGTTCGCACGCCATACCAGAGTCTGGATGCCGTGCTGGCGGTAGGTTTCCCGGGCGGCCTTGTTCGCGATCCGCACGCTTTCCGCGTCCGCCTCTTTCCGCGCCCGCTTCTCTTCCCACTCGCGGAGCCGCTTGCGCACCACTTCGATCAAGTCTTCCGGATTCCACACGCCCTTGGCCAGCTTCGCCAACTGCAGCGCGGACTCTGAGGTGTACGCCTTCGCGTAGTTCGCGGCGTAGGCTTCGGCGAATTCCCGGGACACGGTTTGCGCGATCTCGACGGACAATTGCTCAGCCAGTTCAGCGTGGACGCCGCGAGTGATCGACAGGAAGACTTTCTCCAGATCCCGCGCCACGCGGTTGCGGATTTCGTCGCTGTAGTAGCTATCGAGCAGGTTTTCCCAATCGTCCAGGACTTGCAGCTTCGGTAGTAGCCGGTGAACGTCCGAGACCTCTTTGCGAACGACTCGCGCAATGGCGTCCTCCAGCGCGTCCGTTCCGGTAATCGCAACGCGGAGGTAGCGGCCAGCGCGCGTATCTGTTCGCGACGCCTTCGGCTGGCAGCTCCCACAGGAGCACGATACAGAGTGCCGGCGGGAAGCCTCGCCAGCCACGGGAGCGGGCCGCGCGGCTGCGGGCTCCGGCGGGTTGATGGCGCGATCCAGGGTCTGCATGTTGACCGGCACAAGCGGAGTATCGCCACCCTCGACGGGCGGAAGGTTGTCCCGGCGCCGCATTTCGTTGATCGTGACGCCGCGCTGCAGGGCCTTCGTGTTCGCGTCTTCGGTCGCCACGCGATCCGCCTGCAGGTACTGGTCGAAGTTGAACTCGAAATAAAGGTTCTGATTCTGGCCAATGAGCTTGCGGTCGAGTTCCCCGGTAATCATCTCCGTCCAAAACAGCAGGGTGTCCTGCTTGTAGCTGAGGGCGTTTTCCTCCAGCTTCGTGTAGGTCATCTTCGTCAGATCGTTCAGCCGGTAGAGCGGGATGCCCAGAAACGCGCTTACCTGCTCAGCGCGAAAGCGGTTCGACTCCAGGAACTGGGCGTCCTTCTGCGGAATCGCCATTGGCTGAAACTTGGACCCGGCCTCCAGCACCAGAATTGAGAAAGCATTCCGGACGCCCGCCTTGAACTTCTTCCAAGATGCTTCGAGCGCGCTCCGGCCTTCGTCGGACAGTTCGCCGTCCGCAGCGATCACCCCGGAAAGCAACGCCCCGTCCGTGTAGAACTTCGCCGCGTACTCATCCGCGCGCACCTGCTGCCCGATGGTCAAGCGCAACATGCCAATCGGCGAAACCCCAGTGATGCCGTCCAGGGTGTAACGCTTGATGTGGATCACGTCCGCCGCGGCAAACGAGGTAGGCGCAATCTCCGGGTAGCGCACTTCGTAGCGCAGATTCCGCCCGCTCCGGTACGGCTTCACATATTGCGCCAGTAGTGGATAGATAGCCTTCGGCCGGCCGATTCCATCCCGCTCGATGACAGCGTAGCCGTTGCCCCAGGACAGGCAGTTTCCCATGAGGGAGAGCACGAATTCGACGCGCGTCATGTCGGGATTCGGCGCTTGCTTCAGCATCCAGTACCGCGGGTCGTCTTCCGCCCGCTCCCGGACCCCGCCAGGCGCGGCTCGGTACAGGTGGATTGGCAGCTTCGCGATGTCCCGGGCCAGCAGCTCGATGCAGGTAGCGTAGGTGATCTGATTCAGCGCCCGCTCGTGGGAGACTCCGGCGACTTCGCCGCTCTCCGACGTTTCCGCGCCGAACATTGACCACTTTTCGCGGGGTATCGCCCCAAGCCCGAGCCAGGAGCGGATAGCGTTGCGGATGTCCACGCCCCGCAAGTGCAAAACCGTCTGTTCGCCGTGACTTGCGACTTTTTTCGTAAATACTCCACTTTTTTGTTGCACTGCGAGCAGAAATACTCCATAATAAGGATGTAAGGCAGCGAGAGACCGAAAGGAACCAGAACGATGACACTCGCAGAACTCAGAGCCGAAATCAAAGGACACGAAAGGGACTTGGCGCCCGGTTCAGAAACGAACATGCTCGGGCATTTCAACGAAGACTGCCGCAAGGTTTACGGCGTGCTGCCCTATGACGACAGGGCGTACGACATCGAAGTCGAGGAAGAGTTCGTCGATTACTGGCGGCATGTGTACTGCAAAATGCGGCCGGTCGCATCCTAACCGCCCTGACGAGGCCCTTGGCACGGGCCGAAACCCCGCAAGGGGTAGGCGGAAGCCAGAAAGAGGATGAGCATGATCTACGAAATCAGCGTTTTTTACGATGAGGGAAACGACCGCTACTGCGGGTCCGTGTGCGAATGCCGGGACGAAAACGACTTCGGGCGCGAAATCCTGATCCGCGCTGGGCACTGGCCAACACTGGAAGAGGCCCAGTCCGCATACTCGGATTTCGGCACGCTGGAGTGGCGGGAACTGGAGCCCGCCCCGTTGGAGCCGCGCCAATGGGTCGCGCAGTGCCACAAAGAATACCAGATCTACGCCTAGCGTTCCCCCACCTGCTACCGTTACGGCGGTAGCTCATGGTGGAATGCCAAGAAAGAGGAAAAAATGCTGTATTGCAAAAAACACAAAACCCACCCGCAACCGGGCTGTTTGACCTGCGCTATTGTCGCGAAGGAGAGTGGGGGCACAAACAAGGCGGCGTACGCCATCTATCACCCCGACTGCCCCGCATGCTTGCGCGGGAGACCTCATACGCAGTCGGAGCACGAAAAGTCGCTTGACCGGGTGCACGCTGCTAGTCGCTAACCGCGCAAGCAAGGCGCACCCGCTCCCATGGAGACATCATGCCAGAACTAAGAATCATCACCACCGAAGCCGAGCACGCCGCCCTGGAATCCGCGGCGCGCTCCCGGCGTCTCCCTTCCGTGTCCGCGTACGTTCGCGAAACGGTACCAGAACTGGCACCGCCCCGCAAGCGCGGACGGCCCGCGAAGCCAAAGCCTCAGACCGACAGCACTAGCGGCGCCCGCGTGTTGTAGACCGACCTCCTGGGCGCTTCCGGCTTCGGCGCGATGCGCATAGCCACGTCGATGGCGTTCAGCAGCGCCGCAAAGACGTCGATCTTCTCGCGTTCCCGCCGGCGGTCTGGCTTCAGGTTGCCCGCCGGGTCTCGCGTAAAGATCACGTTCGCCCGCATCCAGTCTGCCACCGGGTGCGGGTGAAACCAGATCGTGCCCTCCAGCAGCCGCCGCAAAAGTTCCTTACAGGGCGCGTTCATCGAGGCGTAGCCCTGCCGGATCGAGTTAACCGAAAGCCCCTCGTTCTCCAAGTCTTGCAGGAAGTTCCCGGCGTTCCAGGGATCGCAGGACACTTGCACCAGATCGCATTCCGCCAGCAAGTCGAGCACCCATTGCTTGAGAATGCCGTGGTCGATGGCCTTGCCCGGCATCTTGTGCAGGTACCCGTCGCGCGCCCAGGACGTGTACGGGATCATGTCTTTCTTTTCGCGCGGGATCATGGTCTGCCCCGGCGTCCAGGCGTCAAACTTCACCCACCAATCGCCGTTGGCCTGCGGGTAAATCCGCGCCGCCCCGGTCATGTCCACTGTGGAGGATAGATCCAAGCCAAGGATGCAGCGGGCTCCCGGGAGCGGATCGAACGGCGCTTGCTGTGCGTCCCATTGCTCCTTCGACAGTGCAGCCGCTTGCCGCTCCACGCGCATGTTCAACTCGAACTGGCACCAGGCGTTGAACAGCGCCGGTATGTCCTTCGCCTCCTGATAGTCTTCCCGCATGGTGTCCAGGCTCTTGATGGTGCCGAGCCCGGGGTTTCCAAGCGCCCAGGTCGCCTCATCGTGCGGGTCCGCGCCGTCCGGCGGAATGCAGAGATAGCCGCCCGTCGTCGGATCGTCGATCAGGCCGGACAGCACCGCTTGCGTGCGGGTGACTTGCTCTTCCATGACGTTCGTACCGCCGGAATCTTCGGGCATCGTCGAGATTACCAGGCGAAGCGGAGACTTTCGGGAGCCCCGGCCCGTCGTCAGCGCCTCAAACAACTTCCGGCCCGGCCAGACGTGAAGCTCATCCATCACCACCACTGATGGATTCAGCCCGTGCTTCGTCTTCGCGTCACTGGAAAGCGCTTTCAGGTGCCCCTTCCGCCGCACGCCACCCGTTTTGTCGGTCAGCAGGATGTCAATTCGCTTCTTCGAGTCCGTCACGCGGGCAAAGCGGTCCAGTTGCGGGTTTTCCTGGATCAGCGACGAAACCACGCCGTAGCAGATGCCCGCCTGATCGCGATCCGCCGCCGCCAGGTCGATTTCGGGGAAGGCGTCGTCGTCGAAGTACAGCAGATCCGCAGATAGCAAGCCGATCAGGGTAGTTTTGCCGTTCTTGCGCGCGAACGTGATGAGGAATCGACGAAAACGGCGCGTGCCATCCGCGCGGCGCCATCCCCAAAGCGGTCGGATGATGTGCTCGGCCTGCCAATCGGTGAGCGGAAAGTCCCGGCCCTGGAAACGGTACCGCCCCATGCGCTCGACGGCGGAATCCGCCAGGCGTGCGTCGAAGTAGATCCCGCGTTCTGCCAGGGACTTCATTCCGGCTTGCGCTCCAGGATTTCATCGGCCAGTGATTCGTGGTAACAATCCGAAGGCGCTTCCACTTTCCGGAGCCAGGACAGCACCGCGCGGCCTTCGTCCGTGATCCGCCCCCAGCCGATCCCCGTTCCGTGCTCGCTCAGGCCCAGGCCGTCCAGCAGGTAGCACCAGAGCAGCGTATCGGAATCGCTGTAGAACCCGTCGGGGCCAACGATGGCACCCAACCCGCCGGTATCAACCGCCAGCCCCTCAAGGATAGAGCGCATCCGGCCCAGAACTTCCTCCGGTTGGCCGCATCCGCAGAACCCCAGGACGTTGAACCACATCATTGACACGCGCTGGTCTGCTGTCAGCGTCGGGTGATTAATCAATACCCGCAGTTGCCTAGACGCCTCAGTGTTCACTTGCTTGCCTTCCTTTCCTTCTCCTGTTTCGCCACCCACGCCGCCCATTCTTCCCGGCGGCAGTACGCGCACGGAACGACTTCCGACGCGGGCTTCTTTTCGACCATCACGAAGCGCCGCTGGGTTCCGGCGCCGCGGCAGATTGGGCAGGTCATCCCAACTGTTCCTCCAGCGCGGCCGCCAGCGGGTCAGGTTTAACTTTTTCGACATCATTTGAGGCCGGTTTCGCGTCCTTGATCCGGTCGGATCGTTCCCGCCGCACCAGCCCGAGCGCCGATGTCAGCCGCGCGATATCCCCTTGAGCGTCCCGGAGAATTTCGTATGCCGGGTGTTTGACCTTGGAGCCCTTCGAACCCTCGACGATCAGACCCTCTTTGCGCAGCGTTTCCGCCGCCGTGCCACGCAGAGACAGGGCGATAGCAAGCGATTCGGCGTCGTACTCCATGCCGGGCCGGTAGCGGTGGCCGATCTGGGCGATGATCTCGCGGAAGCGGGCCGCCTCGGATTCGTTGAGGTAGGCAGCCGCCGCCGGAGCCGGGAACGACGGCGCGGCCCCGGTCAGCGAGCGGTTTGTTTTCCCCTTCGGGCCGGGCTTACTGCGTGGCATTGGAACCGTCCTCATTTGTCAAAATGCCGCCGATCTGGAAGACGCCACTCATATAATGGTGGTTATGGTGGGGCCTTTGGAGTCAGCGGGTTAGCGGGGTTTTGTCGCTGGTTTGCCGCAAGTCTCCCGGCATCTGCCGCACGCGCAAGCCTAGTGGCCATCGGTCCATGTCGGCCCCCTTACCCCACTTCTCAATGCCGTCACCCGTAAAGCGGAACCGCAGCCCCTTATCCGCTGGAGCGACCGCGTACGCTCCGAGCTGCTTCACAAAGCACGCGACGTTGGCCTCCGCGCACTGCTTTACGAGCGATTCCACCCACGGGACTTCGCATGGCCGCGCCCCCGGCCCGCTCTCGCCGCCGATGATGAGCCAATCGATACCCGTAAGGTCTGCTGTGACCGGTCCCAACAGTGGTTCGCAGGACAGGAACCGTACAGCCGCCGGCGTCTGGATCAGATCCGGAATGCGCTTGTCGGCTTGCTCTTGGTTTTCGCAGGACACGCCAAGTTGGATATGGCGGAACATTTGCTCCATGCCGTCCCAGCACCAGACACCCCGGTCAGGCGTGATTGCTCGCATTTGATCGAAAATGCGATTACAAACGAATGGCGTGTTCAGATACTCCCGCATCCGCCGCGCTCTCTTCGTCAGCACCTGGAACGTGTGCTGCGGGCAGAGCGCCATCACGGCGAAGATGCGGTCTAACATCTCATCCGTCACCCAATCGCCGAAGAGGTCGGTCATTGAGCCGGGGAAGTAGGTTGTCGGCTTCCGACGCTGAAGCGGCTGCATGAGGATGTCTTCGTTTAGGAAGATCTCGACCTTGGGACGATTTTCAACGATGTAGAAAAGCCCGTTGCCGGATGGCTCCATGCCGCGATGGTTGATGGCCTCCGCATAGCAGTGCTTGCACCCGGCGCTGATTTTCTCGCAGTAGTTACCGACCTTGCCCGTTTCTAGGTTGCGGGCCTTGACAGGGTTCCAGGTCTTCTCCGTCCATTCGATCTTACTCATACTCTCCCCCTTCCGTTACAGGCGCTTGCCGCTTTCTCGCCTCGTCCATCGCTCGCTGGAGCAGTAAAGCGCGGCAATCGTGCAGGAACGGCAGCCGCTCTTTCCGTTTGCGCCATCGGCGATTCTGCCGCCCTTTGTTGAAGTGCTTTCCCCACGCCACACGGAACACGGTGAAGCAAAAGACCCAGGGCATGGTTTCGGTGTTGATGTACCACCTATTCCCCTTGCGTGCGCAAAAGACTGACCCCATGCCGACACCCTTGACCGCATACCAGACGACAACCTCGCCGCTGTAGCGCCAGTCGAGAGTCGCACTGGCTAGGTTCCTCTGGATGCTCTCCGGGTCGTTCACGTCGCATTCGTGATCGCAGATGTAAGACCGCATCATACGCCCTCGCTTTCCGCGTCCAGGGCGGCGAGCTGCTCGCGTATCCATGCCATCGTTCCAGTAGTCAGCATGAGGCGGTTCTGTATTTCCTCCAGCACCTCCCGCCGCTCATCGCGCCGGATCCGCGCTTCGTAGGCTTGCGCGGCGGCGGCGGTGTCTTCCACCAGGTCTCCAATGCCTGAGGGGTCCATGCTCAGCACATAATCGTCCGCTTCGTTGGTGCCCAGGTGCATATCGATGCTCGAAAGCAGGTTCCGCAGCGCCGCGACCTGCCCCAGCGCCGCGGTCAGAGCGGCCTCGGCCTTCTCCGCGCGCTGCACTAAGTAAGCGGCGGGGCCACGCTCGAACTTCTCAATCATCTCGTCAAAATTCCCCATCACCCCACCTCCCCTACCTCGATGCCATTGGCTCTGCACACCGCGCGGCAGATGGCCAGAGCGATGCCGGAGGGCGTGTTGTCGTGTTCAATCATCGGAGCCTCAGATTCATTCAGCAACTGGACGACACGCCCATCTATTACGTACTGGTTACCCGCCACATGTATCAACAACTCCAGCGCCTGGGTGGGATCTCTATCGGGTTCGTAGCCCGGTACACGTTCGCCATAATCGTCAACGCAAAAACCTGGAGCGGTCATATTCCACCCCATGAGCCCCGCGCAGATCTCGCGGAGCTGGTCGCGCTCATCCATGGCCCGAAGACCCCTCAAGATCGCATCATCATTTTCTGCCATCATTAGCCTCCCTTATGCCCTTTGCCCCAAAATCACTAACGCGAGAC